AACGGACTGGCGCAGCCAGCAGAGAGGCCAGACACCACGATGCCCGCCACCACCATCACTGCGCCAAGGATCGTCTGAAATAAACCTGCCTTTTTCGCCCCTTCCAGCACAGGCGCGATGCGGATATCACTGTCACCACCCAGCTCCCTGAAATCCTGTTCGCCGATGTTGCGTTTGCCACGAAACACCGCGAAGGTCATGCCGTTTTTTTTGGCATTCATGAGAAAGTTTTCCAGCCCGTCCAGGTTGATGCACAGCGCTTTTACCGCTTCCGCTGACGTCTGCACCGCCAGCCGGTGAACGCGGCCAAACCGGGCACCCAGCGCGCCATACAATCGAATCGTGGTTAAGCGCGCCATGGCTTAATCTCCTGCGGCAGGTCTTTGTGCCGAACGCAGATCATCGTCCGGTCTTTAAAATATCCACGGGCATAAGGTGTGATACAGGATGGCTGGCCGTACAGGTGGTGCAGCAGCTCGCCCTCTTCGGTGATGATCCCCGCATGGTTCCACTTGTCCGACTCGACCTGCATGATCACCATGCACCCGGGCGCGGGGTCGCATTCGACAAACCCCTCGCGCTCCCAGTTATCGAAATAGAGGTTGTCCGGGTACTGGCTTTCCCACCACGGATAATCCACGCGGAAATCGTTCAGCGTGACGCCCTGGGTAGTGTGCCAGTCCATGACCAGCCCCCAGCAGTCATGCGAGCCAAGGAGGAACGGGCGGCCAATTAGCGGGATGGCATCTGGTGATATCTCTGCGTATTCATCGCAGTCCGGCGCGTAAATGCCCCAGACCACACCGGAGTTATTACACTGCTGGCGATCGAGGTCGGACGGAATAGGTCGTGCGCCATCGCCCGGGTGGGAGTGAATGACGCGGACAATGGTCCCTGCGTCCTCGGCGTTCGCCCAGTGCAGACCATCGATTCTGAAATGCTCGGTCGGGTTTTCGTGGCTGTTCGGCACCGGGATATAGCGCTGGCGCCGTCCTGACTGAATGACGAAGCCGCAGCACTCGCGTGGGGATTCCTCCAGCGCATGCGCGCGGATCGCCGTCATAATGGTTTTGTTCATTGGTATATCCGGTTATCGGGTGAAGAGAACTGTCGCCGGGTAGCCGCCGAAATCAAGAACGGCAGTGTTCGGTTCTGCCAGCCCGGCGCCGAAACGCTTGCGGCAGTCACTGAGGCAACCCCCGCATACATCAAACGCCGGGTCAGCTACCGCATTACCCTTCGCATCGAAATATGCCGTGCCGTTGTAGGTGCAGCCGTCACCGCTGCGGTATTGTCCGCGCAGTGCCCATTCGCAGAGAGAAGTGATCTGCCGGGTGGGTATAACCAGGTTCTGCAGGTCTGCCGGGCTACTGAGCGACCAGGACACCATCTCGTCATCTTCAGAGGTTTTGGTGTCCAGCCAGAAGGTCTGTAGGGAGAACATCGTCGGGTCTGCTGTCGGATTAACACCGCCCGGGAAGTTCACCGCATCCAGGTAAACCGCGTAGGTGTCAATGATGCTTACCTTTGCATTCACCATGTCTTTAAACTGGAGACACAGCGCAGTGATATGGCCGTCGAGGTTAGACACGCTGAGCTTTGGCTCGGCGGCCTGATCCGTTGAAAGCGCCAGGTCGGCAATCTGGAAGGGCCAGAACTCGTAGGCGTTGCCATCCCAGATGATGGGCTTCGGCCCCAGCCTGGCCTCGTCGCCGTTCGCCGCGTCTATCTCGGCAGGTGAATGGGGAAACGGGCTGTAGTGAAAGCGGTGGATCCCGCCGCTGAACTCTGAGGCATCCACTTCGACCAGGCGGACCCTGCCACCTGGCGCCAGCTTCGCCGCCTGATCAACAAGTGCCATTATGCGTATACCCCGTAGGCCCGTTTAATAGTGAACGTCAGCTCTGCGAATTTGCTGCTGATCTGGTTTTTGCGAACAGAGTCGGCGACAACGCGATACATTCCCTTCTCTTCGCCCGGCGGCGTAATGATGAAGGCCTTCACGGTATGAGCCAGAAGGAAATCGCGCACTGCGTTTACCTCTGTCTCAGTGCCGGTATGTTTCATCGGCACCTGGATCGCGGTGGAGTTGATGCCGTTCTCGGCAACCTGCTCATAGCCATCGCCAAACTGCGCCGCACGCACCGTCTGGCTGTATTCAACAGGGCCAGCGCCGAGCTGCGAGCGCCAGCTGTAGGTTTCGACTGCCATGTTTGCTCCATAAAAAAGCCCCGCATTAGCGAGGCTTGGGGTGGTTGAAAGCCCCGGACTGGGCTTGGTTGTTAGTCGGTTCTGCATGAACTCATTCGGAAGGTGTAGCACCACAGCGACAAATTTAAGAGCCCAGATGACAATGTGCTTCTTAATAGATTGCTGTAATATTGCGCGCCATTCAAATCAACTGCTCGCTTTTCAATCAACTAAGATTAGCTAAGACACCCTTTGATATGTCAAAATCTAACATGGAGTTATAAGCTGCCACAGAGCGGCCCTGCACTATCGCTTCATATTTGTTCAGAGGGTCACATGAACCGGGTTTGGCTAATCGTGTTGATTGTCACAATTTGCGCTGGTTTGGCGCAGGATTACATAACTGAAAAAGCAGCTGAACGCATTACTACAATCAGACAGTCATGTGTGATTGGGCATGGTTGCAAGAACATGTAGCCCATCTGAGTGGGCTGTTATTGAAGTCCGGCCAGGACTTGGTGGTTATGGTCAGTTATGCTTAACTTCCGCTCAATTCTTCAAGTCGGTAATCAGTTTTACCGTCTTTATCTTCGACGCATACAGCTCTGAATTTCTGCTCAAGGCCGAATTTGTTCTTGGCGCTAAACTCCTGTGTTGCGTAAAACTTCCCGTCATTACCCAGCAACCTTTTTGCACCAAACGCAGACATATTCAGGGTGCTTTTGTTAAGGACTGATTTTTTAACGTAAGCATCACAGGATTCACGAAGCTGATCCAGTTTCGCATCAGAAAGTTCTTTGGCCTCTTTCTGCTTCTTTTCTGCTTCGGACGGCTTATTAAGTACAGCAGCAATACCGACCACAATGATGAGAAGAATAAGCATCCCAACAGTCTTGAGAATTTTCATAAATATTTTTTTAAGCACTATCATCCCCTGATTAGTATGTTTTTAAACATGATAACCAGGGGATGCATTGCTGTAACCAGGCGCGCGTGATATTGCCATCTCAGGATCACAACCTAGGGTCACTTGCTCTGGAACTGCCTGCCAAGAAGGCCATCGCTTCGAGCAGCCCTCACAAGGATCTCCGTTACCTTAGTTTCTATTTCTTTCCCTAACGCCCGCGCTGCAGCGCTGCCATCCCCAGACGTGTTAGATGATGCATTGCCCTTATTATCCACATAAATATCTATGTTGACCTGCGGCTGCGCACCACCCCCACCCTGTGCCCTGACACCAAGCCGGCCAGCGGAATCACGCGTCAGCGGCATGATTGCCTCAGCGCCAGCCTCAGCGAAGACACCCCCCTTGGCAAACTTAGAGGCCCCCTGGAATGTGAAATACTGAGGTGTATCGTACACGCCATTCACATACTTACTGAGGCCCGGAGATTCATATACTCCGCCTTTAGCGTTAAATGTTAAACCTGCAGCTGCGTTCGCGTATGCTCCACCAGGTGTGTTGCCACCTCCTGATCCCCCACTTACCCACCCCATCGCAGCCTGTACTGCATAGGCAACCATGAGGCGGTTCGTCACATCCAGGATCATCTTGAGCATCGATTTCCCGAACTCTTTAACCGAGGCTTTGCCTGTTGTCATAAGCTCGGTCAGCATGTCGCTCAGTCCTGTTAGCGTGGAGCTGGCAACATTCTTTACGGCATCGTAGGTATTTATGGCGGCGTCCAGATACTCATTCCAGCCGCTTACTGCACCAGCTTTCCAGTCACCGCGCAGCTTATCCTCTTCGGCGTAGTAATTGCGAAGTGCTGCCAGCTCTTTTTCATAACCAGCATCTTCAAGCTTGCCACCGCCATTCAGCCATCCCTGTCGAAGCTGAGCTTCTTCCATCAGGCGCTGCGTTTGACGACTACTTAACCCGGCGCTATCACGCAATGCATCGGTTTTTTCAGCCATCTGGGTGACATATTTGTTTGCCTGCTGCGCCAGCCCGTTAATCTTCTGCTGGGCCTCAACTTCCTTATTTTTCTGATCCACAACTTTGGCGGCGTTGAGGATGGCCTCACGGTTCGATAGAAGAGATTTCTCCTGTGCGCTCAGAGCGCGAGACTTAGCAGCCTCGTCCAGCTCGGCAAAATGGGATTGCTGTTTGCTGAACTCGGTATTTTTGGCGTGAACATCTCCCGTCTGACGCAGCGTTTCGAGCGTTTCCGTTAGGGTTCTGGCCTGGGCGCGGTAGTTCTCCAGGGTGCGGTCGCCAGCATCCAGCGTAGCTCTTGCCTCTTTGGTCTTTTTGGCAGAGTCCTGGGTAAGCTTCGAAACTGCATCTCTCGATTCGCGACTTGTACCCCCTTCACCCTTGACCGAGATTCCTCGCGCTTCAGCCTCGTAATTAGCTTGCGCGTTTGGTGCGGAGATCCGTTTCCAGAGTTCATCGTAGCGTTTTTTATTGGCTGCGATTTCTTTGTCAGCTTCAGCCCCAGCCTTTTTCATTGCCTCGACATCCATGCCGAGGAAATTTGCCAGCGCACCACCACCAGGAATTTTTTCAGCCCATCCGGCAACTGTTCCGGTGAATTTAGCGTCAAGCGAGGTGAGATTCAGAAACAAATCATTGATGGATGCTTTCAGCAATTTGAAGATATCAATGATTTGATTGCCCCAGGCCCGAACTGTAATCCCGATTTGGCCGAAAATGTCGGAAGAGGAGGCTTTTAGTCCGTTCCAGGCTTGCCCGATATTATCGGTGGCCTCAACAATTTTGTTGCTACGGTCCTCCATAGTGCTGGCAAACAATGTTATCGCTTCGTTTGCAGCTGCTGTTTTGCCCTTAGTTTTTTCAAGGGTGATGATGTGCTTCATCATAGCTTCATCAACAAAGCCATATTGCTGATTAAGGCTTGCCAGCGCCTTAATAGGATCGCTTGCCAGCCGTGAAAAGTCCGCCAGCGCAGCCTTCGTATCGAGGCCAGCATCGCCCATAGTCATAATGGATTTGGCGATTTTAGTCATCTGGTCGGCGGTATACTTCCCGGTGTCATTAAGTTGCACCAGGGTATCAACAGAATCAGCCAGGGACGCGCCAGCATTTTCTGCAACATCTTTTGCCGCGTCATTCAATTGCTGCATTGATGAGAAGCCAGCCCCTCCCATCAAAATGAGCGATCTGGCAACATTGTCGAACTGCTGGGATGAGCTATATGCAGCTCCCGCCAGAACAGCCAGAACGGCTACAGAACCCGCAATAGCAAGGTTAAAGGTATTTAGCAGACCACCCGCCCGCCCCAGTTTTTCCGCTGCCTCACTCGTGTTATTAAGACCTTCAGCAGCATCACTGATGTTTGTTGCCGATTCAGCGGTCTCTCTGCTTTCTTCGTTAAAGCCAAATAATGCATCTCTCAGAGCCTGGAGCATTGGACCGAGGCCCCCGAAGGAATCCTTAATCTGCCCACCCTGCTGTAGCAGGATCAGGAATGGGGATTGTCCACCTGCCAGTTGAGTAGCAATATCGGTAAACTGCGCCGGGAGCGTGCGCAGCGCAGCACTGTACTGCCCCACAGAAATTCCAGCGCGGCGTGCAGCGGCCTCCTGTCGGGATAGCGCCTCAGGCAGCACGTCAGCCACGCCAGAGAGCCGTTCACGCGTCTGGTTGAGGATGGTGTTGAAATGCTCGAACTGGGTGCCGTTAATGCGCCCTGCTTCGAAGTGTGCCACCAGCTGCGCATGCTGCTCGTCCAGCGAGTTGAATGCGCGGATCGTCGGGTCGATTGAACCCAGCAGGTTCTTCAGCGCGGCTGATTGCTTCTCTGCCGCCTGAGTGGCCGCGAGTTCTGCCTGGGCACGCGCAGCTGCTTCGCCGGTATCCGTCAGCTTAAGCCGGGTATCGTCGAGGATTTTGTTGTAGTGCTGAAAATCATCGGTATCCAGAAAGCCTTTGGTCTGGAAGTTACGCAGAGCGGCCTGTTGTTCGTCCAGCCGGTTCAGCGCTTTGTTTACCGGATCGATATTCTCAAGCAGGCCTTTCAGCGCAGCCTGCTGCTCCTTAATGCCTTCGCTACCCTGCTTTGCAGACTCAGCACCAGCGCGGAATACGCTGTTAAGGTCATCAGCTTTGCCGACGGCACCAGCCGCGGCTTCACCGAGTTTATCCAGCTCATTGCTGGCAGTTTTCAGGTCAGAAACATCGGCCCGCAAAGTAATCGAGGCGATCTGGTCTGTCATTATTTCGTCTCCTTGTGCATTACTTTGAGAGCCTCGCTTTCCATAATCTGAAGGTCAGCCATGCAGGCCGCCGCATCATCAACCCCGTGTAACTCAAACACCCAGGGGAGAACGTTGTAATCAAGGCCGGTCGCCCCGCCCGCGCCAACGCGCCATTGAGTCGCCAGTGCAGAGAAGATAGTGAATGATTTCCATACCGACGGCAGGATCCCCACCTCTTCCTCCACGTCCTCAGGCGTCAAACCAAAAGCGGCTAACTCCGCGAGAGTCGGTCCCGGCGTGTACAACGCTGCGGCGACCTGCCTCAGTTTTTTTCTCGTACACCCATCAGCTCTTTGGTATAGGACAGGCCGATGTTGTCGAACGCGCGCGGGTAGTTCTGCAGTAGAACGATCACGTTATCGCGGTTGAACTCGTCAGGCAGTGCCCAGCCGTCAACGATCGCCATCAGGTAGTCGGCCTGTGGCTCGATAAGGGACTTTTTGCCTTCGGCACCTTTGCGCAGCTTCTCATCCATGGCGTACAACTCTTCGAGCGTCTTATGGCGGAAGGTAAAGGTCAGCTTGCCGTCTTCAGCACCGGCGCGCGGAATGCTGGCAGTGGCGGGAAAGGTCGGGTTTGGGATCAGGGAGAATTGGGTCATTTCGGTTCCTTAGAAAGGTGCAGGATGGGGCCGTAAAAAAGCCCGGCGAACCGGGCCAGAATGGTTAGCTGACCGTGACGACACACGCACCAGAGGTGATGGTCTTGCCCGCGGCGTCTGTGACTTCGCAGGTGTAAGAGCCAGCATCGCCGGATACCACAGACGGGATGTTGAACGTCGAGGCCGTTTTGCCCGGGATAGCGGTACCGCCTTTCTTCCACACGTAGGTGTAAGGCGCGGAACCGCCCTGCATGACAACCGCCAGATCCAGCGCAGAACCAGAGGCGACCGATTTGGTTGCAGGCAGGTCAGTCAGGAAGGCCAGCGGCATAGCGGAGGAGTCGGCGATCGGGTAAATCTGCATATCCGATTCGAAGTTCATGCGCGCTTCGTTGCTTTCCACGGCGTTGATTTCGGTACGTGGCACGCGCTGGAACGACACTTTGGCAGAGTAGTAACGATCCGCTTTCCCGCGAGGGTTGTGGAACCAGACCGCCGTGGTGTCGCTGGAGTCGTCCAGGTCGATGAGGCGCTTGTAAATCGCCAGCTGCGGGTCGTGGGCGAACGTATAGACCTGAACCACGGCGTTTTTAAACGTCGGGATGGTACGGGCCTTATCATCTTCCAGGAACTGGACACTGATGGTCTGCTGGTCGCCGCCTTCGGTAGAGAGCGTCATGACCTGAGGCATGGTGATCCACGAGTCGATTTTGCGCAGTGTGCCTGCGCCGGTGCCCGCCGGGAATTTCTTGGTATCGGTGGTATCAAACGCTTCCAGCACAATTTTGGTGCCGGTCACCGATTTAACGCGCAGCACCATGTTATCGAGTTTGAGCCAGCCAGAGCTTACCTGGACGACATCGCCCGCAAGGATCCCGGCAGCGGAGGCAACGGTCAGTTCGCATTCCGTCGCGTTGGAGGCTGCTGTGAAGACAATCGGCGCAAGATAGGCCTTGGCCACGTTCACACGTGACCCGTTAGGGATTGCGAATGCCATTGCATTCTCCTGAATTGAGGTAATAAAAAAACCCACCAGGCGGCGGGTCAGTAATCAGCGCGGTACTGCATGCTGACGGGGGTGGTGTAGGTGATGGAGCCGCTACTGCCGTTTGGTGCTGATGTCGGACGATCCTGTATCGGCGTACGCACCTGCGGCGGGCCGTTGATGTATACGGTCAGGTCACCATCCACCAGCGGCAGACCTTCGGGGAAGGCGTCAGCGACCGACTTCGCCAGCCCTCGAGCCAGGGTCACGCCGCTGCCGGCAGGCGCGATGATGTTGAGCTGGAGAATGCCCTGGTACGTACGCAACTGGCCTTCCAGGTCCTGCCCCACAGTTTGCGCCGGTAAGACATAAATGCGCCCGTAAGGCGCATTATCCGGGGGAGTGAACGCGATGTTAGGCCAGGCCACTGGCAGCCCGAGCGAGGAGCAGATAACCGCGATACGACCTTCCAGCAGGTCAGCGATCCGCATTGACTGGTCACTGGCCATTGCGCACCTCGCTCATTGCCTCACGGAACAGCTGCGCGGCATCCAGCGCGGTGATGCCCACCATGCCACCGGGGGCCTGACCGGAGTGCCCGTTCTCCAGCGCCTGTGCATAGGGCAGGTTGTTGGTGAAGAAAATCGAGCTGACCTGTCCTACTCTGAACACCTCGAGCACTGCCAGGCCGCGGGAGTTGGAACCCTGGCCGGAAGCGTCCGGTGTATCGTTGGATTGGGTCGGCTGGCTATCAAAGCCCACATACCAGTTGTTTTTGAACCGCCCACCGACATAGCCATCAGGCTTTTTGATGTCCATCGAGTCGTTGACGCGCAGGCCGCGCTTAAGTCGTCCTGCTTTGGTCAGGTTGGCAGGATCATCACGCAGGGCCGCGTTATGCTCCCGCACTGCAGTGTTGTACGCCGCCGCAGTCTGGTTGACCTGCCAGATATCCGGTTGGCCCACCGGGGACATTTCGACCAGGCGCCCCAAGATTTTAATGCCCGTACGGCGCACCACCTCGTCCATCTCCTGCTTTGAGCTATCCACGAACAACTGAATGGCAGCCAGGAACGGCTGATTAACTGTTCCGGCCATAGTTACGCCCTCAACTGGATGTTGTAGGAGATCAGCATATCGGCAGGCTTAACCGGGTTCGGCTGCACCACGCGCCACTTTTTGCCGTCGATTTCGATGCGGTCATCGATGCGCACTTCCGTTTCGAATGTGGCCGCCAGCTTCTTATCGCCGGTGGTGATCAGAGAGCCATCAATTTCGCGGGAGAAGTATTCGGTGATAACACCGGTTACGGTCGCGGTAATGGCCGGGGTGGTGACTTCTTTCCCGAACTGGTCACGGACGGTGCCGCCGCCGCGGGTAAGCTGGTAGGCCTTTCCGTTCTCGGTCAGCAGTCGGGTTGCTGTCGCGCGCATGCGGCGGTAGTCGATTGCCATATCACCCCCTTTCGATGCGGATCTGATTGCCACCCACCACCAGCCCGCGTAGCGAGGAATAGAACCATGGGAACGAGGGTGACGCCTTGTTCGTGCCCGATTCGTACTGGACAGTGACAGCACCCTCAACGCGTTCCATGACCACAGCCCCGCCACCAGCAACCGAAGGCGTTAGGTCAATCTCCTGCGATTCGATAGCCAGGCGGCATTGCGCGTCAACCAGGCGCTGTGGGATGCTGTTATCCGGAAGATCAACGCCATCGAAACGCACACCGGTACGCGGCCACGATAGCGGCTGCGATGTGCTGGAGCGCTGGCCCCGCCAGACCTTCCCTTCCAGATAATCCATAGCCTGCACCAGCATCTGACCGCATTCGCCATCATCGGCAGGAACGGTATATCCGCGCCCCATTGCGAACGCGCGCAGGTCGACAACGCTGGCGTAGCTGTTGAAATCAGGCGAATTGGGATCGGCAACCAGCATGGTTACTCCTCCAGACGCCAGTCCAGCGCCAGCCAGTTATCCACCTCGTCAGGGTGAACCTCAGCGCTCAGCGGGCCGCCGGGAAATTCTGGGGTATCGCGCACCATCACCACCAGCTCAATACCCTGCTGGTCCTGCTGGTCCCGCTGGTCCCGCTGGTCCCGCTGGTCCCGCTGGTCCCGCTGGGCAGGAGCATGTTCAGCTCCGTTCTGCGCGGCAAGCTTCTCAGCCTCACGCTGCGCGCGCTGCTCTTTGGTTAATCCGGCCATTGGGCCTCCTGAATAACAAAGGGGCCGAAGCCCCTGTGGGTTAACCCATGATGATGGTGGAATGTTCAGGCTGAACAGATGCCACACCCCATGCCACGCCAACCTCGTAACGCACTTGACGGTACTGGCGATACAGCGCGATCTGGAAGGTGATACCAGAGACCGGATCGGTTACGTTCATCACGTCGTCAGCGGTATCGCCGCCTTTAGGCATGGCCGGGGTACGGCAAGCCAGCAGAAATGCGTTACGGTCAAAGGCAACGTTTGGCGCGAACTCGCTCAGCACAGTGACAGTTGCCTGGTCTGCAAGATCCTGACGCAGGCCCGGCGCACCGATGGTGATAGTGGAAGAGGTTGCCGCTACGACCATGTACTGGTTGTCATCGCCATCGAACTTCACTGCGGTTCCGGCAGCAATACCGCCAGTGCCAGCAGAGATAGCAACAATGATGTCGCCCTCTTTCTTCGCGCCGTTGACCTTATAGCCCACAGCAGTGCTTTTCGCGGTGCGCTTGATGTTGGCGGATTCGTGCAGGTTAAAGCCCATCACACGACCAATAATGCCTTCACGCAGCAGCTGATCGGTACCGGCTTCGTTCGCTTTGAACAGTACGGACTGTTTACCACGGATGGACGCCATCGCTTCGCCGCCCAGGACCATGCGCATGTCAGTGGTTGGTGCGCCGTTATCAGTCAGCACCTGGCGAGCGTTCGCCGCATCAGACAGGTCGTCTTTGATGCTGAACGGGGTGTCTTTCGGCGCACCAACTGCACGGGAAGACTTGTAAGCCAGCGCTGCCAGGTCAGCGTCCATTTCGTTGCTCAGTGCGCGGAACGCCTGAGAGAACTGGTCAGCCAGAACAATGTCATAGGTGCCTGATGGCCCGATGGCAAGCTGCTCTTCACCATTCCATTTGACCGGGGCCATTTTGGATTTGGTGATTTTGACGTCCACAGTACCAATGTTCTGATCACCGTCGTTAGGCGCGGTTGCCGCCGGAGTGATATCAACGGTGGTGGTTTTTGGTGCGACCGGTGCGGTCACGGTTTGGTCTTTAGCCGCGGCATCGGCTTTGGCGTTACGGGCCACCGCCGGGATAAAGCCCACCTGCTCGCGGGATACCCGATTCAGGGCGGTGAAGATGGTTGGGATGAGGCCAGTGAGGGTGTTGGACATTCAGGTTTCCTTTCGGTTAATCAACGATGCTCGTGCCGCCGCCAATTACCGTTTGTTGTTCAACTGGCGGTAAGGCGTCGAAAGCAGCGCGTTTCATGGTTTTCTGCCCGGCCTGATGCTGCGACTGGTGTGAGCCACCGCCGCTGTTGCCGGACGCTTTGAGGATGTAGTCTTTCTGCGGATGCAACTCGACCAGGGATTCCAGCGCTTCATCGAAGCCAGCCAGTTCGCCGGGCTTGGTTCGGGAGAACACCTTATTGCCTTGGCCATCGTAAGCCACGACCTTGCCGTCTTCGATTTTGAAGTTCTGCCCGAAGTGGGAACGCACGAACTCAGCCGGGATCGCCATCTTCTCGGAGATGAATTTCGAGCCACCGAAGCGGCCGCCGATCATCTCGTCGTAGAGCTGGGTTTCGAGCTGTTTGGTCTTGCCGTTCGCTTCGTCCAGTTGCTGCTGGAATACCTTGGTGATTTCAGCCTTCACCTGGTCAACTGCGCCAGCGTCGATCAGCTTCTTCTGGTCGATTTTGGTCATCATTTCCAGGGCTTCGAGCGCCTTGGTCGGGTCGGTGATGCCAGCGAACTTAGCGAGACCGGCTTCCGCCTGCTCCTTCGCCTCACGGTGGGTTTTGGCCTCACCGTTCAGGGAGGTGATTTTGGTCATCGCTGCGGCTGCGTCGAACGGGAATTCTTTGCCGTCGTCATGGACGTACACAGGCATACCGTTTTCAACGACCACATTGCCGTTAGCATCAAGTTTTAGTTTCATTGTTTTGCTCCAGCCTTCCGGCCATTGGTAATGGGTCATCCGACCCGGTCACCGCGTCGCATCCGCTCAGCGGCAGGCATAAAAAAAGGCCGCCCGGAGGCAGCCTGTTAGATAAATTCGACGGTTATTACGCCGCGCAGTTTGCGGGTATAGACTTCATCGCGCTTTCGCTTATGGACCCGAATGGGGTATGGGTAGAAGCATGCTATTCCTCGCTTAACATCCGCCCATACGCAGCGCTTGACCTCGTTGCCGTTAACGAACACTCGGCGCTTACCGCGGCCATCATCCACATGGTGAAAATCGTCGTTGCGCATACCCTACCCCTCAAACGCCGACGCATCCACGCGGCGCAGTTCGTCCAGGGTCAGGAACTCCCCGGCATCGTTGAACATTTCCGGCACAGTGATTTTCCCGTCACGCAGCATCATGGCGCGGGTAACGCCCAGCACCTGCTCCTGCCGCGCGTACGGTTGCCGGGTAAGCCATTCGGCATAGCTGGTATGCGCTGGCACCTGCCCGTCCATAGCGGCGCGTGTGGCAGTGCTCAGCTCGCCAGAGGCTATCTGCAACTCCTCCCACGATTTGGTAATCAGGATTTCGCCGGAACGGCAGCAGAAGTGGATTTTGCCGGGCCCGCGCAGATACGGAACCAAATGCCCCAGTGGCTTGCCGTCGAGCGTGTAAAGTTTGCGGTCGCGGATGATGCACCACTGGCTGGTATGTGTATCAAGGGTTGAGGACCACTGCTTGGCCTTCACGATATCGCTGTTGGCCTGAGCGAACTCCTGGCGCGCCGTGGCGGCCATGTGATTCACCGCGGTGCGGGTCACCACCGCCAGGTCGCGCCTGGAGGCGTTGATCACACCATCTTCACGGTTGAGTTTCGGCGTGCCGGCAACGCGCCGGACAATCTGCTCTACGGTTTCACCCTGGAGGAAACCGGAGCGCACAGCGTTGGTGATTTTGTCCAGACGATCCGATTCAAGCTTCTGGCCCCACTCTTTCAGTAGGCGCCCCTGGAACGGCTGCGCCACTGCTGCGGCATAAACCTGCTCGGGTGCGATACTTTGCAGCGGAACGTGTTTAAGTATCTGCTTAGGGATAATGCTGTTAAACAGGTCCAACTGATACCCGGCCTCATACTCAACGTAGCGCGTCAGTTCCCGCGCCAGCGCATCATTGACCGGTTCGTAGGCCTGCTGGTTCAGGTCGCGTACGCCAGCCAGCAGCGAAGCCAGACGGAGGGCGCTGTAGGTGTCTGCACGCTTGCCGTCCAGCAGCACCAGCAGCCTGGCCGCCAGGTCATTATCCATCTTACTCAGCAACGCCACCATGCGCCGGGCAACGCCATTACCATAGCGGGTCACATACAGGCCATGCGCTATCGTCTCGTCCTGCAGGCGATCGTTAACGGACCGGGTCATATCACACCTCGCCAGGCGGCGGTTCATTCAGCGAAGCTGATTCAGCCAGCAGTTCGCTCAGCACCACATCGGGATCTGCATCAGCGTCAATCAGGTTGAGCTTCTGCAGCGCCTTAATCGCGTCAATACGGCGGAGGTCACCACCCTGACGGAGGGACTGAATAGCCAGCGCCGCCGGAGGGTTGAACTCTTTCGACTCAACATCCAGTTCAGTGCGTACATCGACGCTGCCGCCGTCTTTCTCGCCGATGTACTCGGCCATGATTTGCAGGATGTTGTCGATCGCATCTTCCAGGCTGGTTGCCATGGTGTATAGCGGCGACTGCTCCTGCATCTTCTCTTCTGAGGTCTGGTCTACGGACTTGGTCGAGGTATTGTCGGTGCGCAGCAGCTTCGCGCCAGCCTGGCGCATCTGCTCCACCAGCTCAGCCAGCGACTCTTTGCCAGCGCCGATGGAGGAGCCGGTGTGCTCGACGTACTCGAGGCCCTGTTTCTGCCGATCATTGAAACTTGCCGCAGATGAAGAACCAATTACCAGCTCCTGCCCCTCCTCCAGCCCGAACACGGTGAGGATGGGCACCCGGGCGACGTGGAGGATGTTGTCCTGCTCGCTCTGACTCTGCCAGTGCTTGACGTTCAGCAGCGCCATGTTGAGCAGCGGCGGTGAACCACACATAAAGCCGGTGCGCTTGGTGTAGAGCGTGACCAGGGTGATATCTCGACGGGAAGTTACCCACTCTTCGTGCTTTTGCCAGGTTGATTCACCCAGACCTCCAGCGGTCTTTCGATAGATTTCGACCTTGCCCGGCGTCAGGAGGCGGATCTGTTCGACTTTTGTCTGCCCGAAGTCGTCACCGTCTTCGACCACCACCTCTTTGATGCGCAGCGACGTAAGCACGACCTTGCCGCCAGTCATCTTCGACTTCCAGCCGATCACCTGGCGGGGATTCAGCATGGTAACGTATGGGCGCGCGCCGGTGGCCTTCTCATCGGCTTTGGTCTTAACCTGTTCGGGGTCAACGCGGGGATAGTCCACCAGCGCATGGGAGAGGCCATACTGCATCGCCAGGCTGAAGAACGACTGTGCCCATACATCCAGACGGGTACCTTCAAGGTCCACGTCTTTTGCGAACTCACGCAACTGGTCCGGCACGTTCTCGCCCAACTGGATTGGTTCAGCGAAAACGCGTCCTACGTTCTGATTGATCGTCTCTTCGTAGGCTGGGAGGAGCGTGGCCACAGCCAGGCGCTTTTTGTAATCCTCTTTGTCCTCTTTCGGCCAGCGCGGCAGATAAGCCTCACCAAGCTGGCGCATGTACAGCGTGCCGCCCATCAGGGCGTCGTTAATGTCCCACGCCTGCACCATGTTCCCATAGTCCAGATTGGGTGTTGAAATATCAGGCATGGAGTTAAATCCGTAGGTTGGTGACTTTGCCGACTTTCTTCGGCGGTGAATGCAGGACGGCGTAGCGGGTACCATCCCAGTCATGATCTTCCTGCTGGGTGTCTACATCGTCAGGGTTCTTACTGTCGCGAACGAGCACCGGCACACGGCTTATCCAGCCCCGGCAGTAGTCAAACACGTAGAATGCTGGTTTCTCTGGCATACCTGATTCCAGCTTCTTGCCCTCAATGACGGCCTCCAGCATGTCAGCAAACAGTGCCGCGCCGTTCACACGCGATCCCGGCTTCTTGTTGGATGGCACCCATTTAACGCCCTGGGATTCCATTTTCTGGGCAATAGATAATTCGTCATCACCGGTGTTGTAGATAGCCCCGTCAGCAGGTCCGGGAACAACCTTCTTGCAGATACCGGGCATGATGTTCAGCTGCCCCTGCGTCACCCCGTTGAGTTTTATCTCCTCAGGCTCAGCAAGCTCCTCTCCCACCAGACGCTTATCAATCCACGCCACGCCCTTAGCAACGTTGGTGGATGACATATTCAGCCCTTTGTTCAGCTCATCAGGCGGGCAGCCGTACCACTCGCCAATGAGGATCAGCGACCCGGCAGGCGGGCAGAACTGGCGACCATCAGGCAGCTCGGCGGTGGTGCCGTCAGCCCGCGCCCACCAGAGGTTGGAGAACGGCTTCGATTCTCCCCAGTCATGAGAGCGGTCAACCGTCCAGCTATCGGGAATGCGGAACGGCTTAATCACGTGATGCGAGGCATTCCACAGATGGTCAAAGCGACCACCGCTGGTGACATCCCACGAACCCTCTACCCAGGCTTTGCGCCGGTTAGGGTCTTTGATTGCCATCAGCGTCGCGATGTACTGCGGATCCAGATACGGGTTCTCTTTGAATGAGCCGTGAATCGCCACTCGCGTCAGCGTCACGTCCTCTTCCCGCTCGGTCTGCGGGTTAAACACCTTTTGTGTCTCGCGAATGATGGTGCCGCGGGGGGCGGGCTCGATGAAGCGTTTCTTCACCCAGGTATGGCCGATGCCAAACGGGTTTGTTGTGCTGAACGTCTCCAGGGGGATCGGCTTAAGCAGCGAGCCATCATCCAGCGGGTAATTCTCAGGTCGGAACGATGAGCGTCGGCAGGAGAACATCATCTCGTAGAACTCACCCGACTGCTGCTTGGTCAGCTCGTTAAAGCCGATGAACGGAAATTCCTGACCGTGATAATCCCAGTAATCGCCCTCTTCCTTCCCGAAACGGAACAGCAACTCTTCACCTGTGGGCCATACCCAGCGCAGTTCAGATGCTGACGCCAGATAGCGCGCGCCGTCGTTAAACAGGCGGTACATACGCTTCGACTGGGTGATGATGTCGGTAAGGTTTTTATACTCAGTATCGAAAATGACTCCGCGCCAGAACGAGCCATAGCCCAGACCAACCAGGCGACGAAAGCGCGCCAGCTGCGCGGCAGTCTTACCCGGCCCACGCGTTCCCTCATAGAGAATTTCGTTACATGGGCAGCTCAGGGAGAGCGATTGCGATCCCGGCAAAGGTTTCCAGACGGCTTTGTAATTCATCCACCAAGAACCTCGCTCTGCTGCTTCTGTGCTGCCGCTTCCCAGTCGTCTACGTTATCGCAGGACGGGACCGGCATAATGCTGTGGGTAGCCGTGACTTTTTGCTCTACCTGCTCTTTGAACGCCTGAATTCGAACATGCTTGCCGAGCAATTCGAGGTTTTTAACCTTATCAGGCCACTTAACCTTTTTAAGGATGGTCTCGGCGGTCTCTTCGTCGAAGTTTTGAATGGTCGTGCTGATGTCCAAACCGGTTAGCGAAATTCGCCAGGCTTTAGGCCATGAGGTGATCGGCCTTAGGCTTCCGTCGTCATTCAAGATGTCCAAAACATCCATCTGGTCGATCTCAACCAAGCGCCGGAGCACATAATCGGCATCAATGCCCACATCCTCGTTGCGCTTACTCTTGAGTTCGGCGATCCTGTTTTGGATGTCAAGTTTTGACAATAACTGAGCGGCTATTCGGTTTGCAGTTTTGACGCTGTACCCCGCCCGAATAGCCGCTTGCGTGGCGTTTAAGTCGATGAGGTACTCGCGGCAAAACATGTCCTGCTTTGCATTGAGTGCCATTAAAAAACCCCTTTAGGAATGACTATGGGCAATTTGAAGATTCACGCCGGCTTGGTTAACGGCGACCTTATGCCAATCATTGAAGATAAATCTTCAGAAGAAATAGTTGCAGCTTTCACTGGAGATGATACTGGCGCACCACCAACGTCAGTGACGATTGAGGTAATCACCGAAAGCGGATCAAAGGTCAGAATTTACATACCAAACAGCTCTGCTGATGCCAGCGTTACGATTGATGGGAAGAGGGTGTAGCCTTAAAGCCATTACGATGGGCCTGCCCATGGTGATGGCAATAAAAAAGGCCGCTATTGCGACCTTGTCTTAAGAAGATGAGATTAAAGAAGTTTAATTTTTACGTCATAACCTTCAAGACCTGTCATTGTTTCGCGAGCAACAAACTGAATTTCAGAAACTTCTTTTCCGGTTTTCTTTTGTAGTTCTGAGATTTTTTTTGCTATCAGCGCGGCAATATCTTCTTCTGCCTTTTGCGTCAGAGCTTCAACTTTCATTTTTACCTCTTCTGGTTCATTTACCATTCAGATTCTCCAGCAAGGTGACAATGGTTGATGAACGGTCCTTAACCGTAACTGTATATAAATTATAGACTACCGATAATGCAGATGCTGCATGCTCATAGGATTCGCTAGCAAATTCCTTCACATGGCATCCCACCACGTTAGTTTTGCTCACGTTGATGGCAATAAAAAACCGCCCGGAGGCGGTTATATTCAGCAGGTCAGCATGTTATCTGTGAATGACAAACAGTGATTTGCATTTAGGGCAGAGCAACGGCAGCTCTTGCCGTACTTTTGTGGAGGGGTGGTTCGAGTTATGGCCGCATATCGGACAAGACACTGTTGTTTTGGTCGCCGCTTCAACGCGTTTAAGTGCGTAATCGAAGAATGACATAATTTTTAACCTCTCTAAGAGTGAGGTCTATCATAACACGGCTGGCTACTTTTTAATCACAACTGACCACACCTTAGCACTTAATCACCTTGTTAATAAACTGCTATCGGTTGGTTGTTTGCAGTTCGCCTGCCACGCTTTGTTATGCGCCAGGATGTCTTTCTTCGTCTGCATATCCAGCACATCAATATCATGATCGGTCAGGTAGATTGGCTTTACCCAGTCACAGGCGGTATCAACTACCACCGGGGCGCTGCCACGAGTCACGCAGCTCGCGATCAACATCATCGCCAGGCATATGGTTAACAGTCTGCTGTACATTGCTGGCCTCTTTCGTTGCTTCAACCCGGCGCTCTGCCACAGCGACCGTGGCCGCGGCGTTATCTTCGGTTCGCTGCTGGTCTGCTTTTGCTTCGGCTTTGCTGGTGCCGCGAACGTGGCCCAGGCCAAAAGCGCCAGCAATGGCTGCTATCACTGCCGCGGCCAGACCGATGATCGTTTCAATACCCATATTGACCTCACACCAGCACGGATTTTGCCAGGTTAAACAGAATGCGGCGTTTATCCAGCCCGTTGCGGCCGCCATTGATGATCAGCGTTACGCGTTCAACATCGCCGGAGTGAAGAAGGCAGCCGCGAGATGCGTAGAACCATGCAGCTGATCGGGCAGCGTAGACATCCTGCTCCAGCAGTTCGGGGTGAGTCACCAGGTCCAGCTTCATGTACAGGCCGCAGCTGCGATAGTTGCTCAGCCCGGTGATCTGTTTCAGACCGCGCCCGCGGTATTTCCATCCATCGCCCGCTACTTGGTTACCTAGGTTCTTTTTGCCCCACTCATTACCATAAACCAGATTGGCGATCGCCTTCTGGTTGGCCGGCTGCGTTGCCGTTCTGCCGAGGGCGGCGGCCTGCTGTGCTGTGATGCGGTGACTACCGAACGTTGGTACCAGGCTTTCAGCCGCATAGTTCAGGTTTTCCACCAGCCGGGTAAAGCCACCGGACTCATGGCCTATCTGTGCGATGAACATGGCCTGATCGAGCGGCGCAGTAATGCCGAACTCTTTCATAGCTGCGTCGATATGCGGATACCAGCGCGCAGCTAACCCGGCGCTGATACCAGCCGCCTTCTGAAATTGTGTTTGGTTCATTATTGCCTCAGATGATCAACCAGGCGCGCAACGTTGCCTCTGACGGCCACCAGCACGGAAAGGAAAAGAACGTTGGCCCCAATGGTGGCCCACGATGAATGAGGATAAATGCCGCAAAGGTAGGCCAGTGGCACGGCGCTGTACGTCACAGTAATCAGCCATGCCAGGCGGGAAACCCACGGGCGATGCCGTGAATCACCCCGGCGGTAAAACATCAGTGTAAGCACTACGCCTGCGCAAAGCAGAGCGTTCAGAGTTGCTGTCGGGTCATTTAGTACCACCAGAACCTCCCCGGCGCGTTATCAGCGCCACCAGCGAGCCGACATCCTGGTTATTCAGGAACGTCAGGATTTTGACGGCTAATGCAGAAACGATAACGGCACCAATGGCGTCCAGGGGTTTGTCGCTGTAACCGGTCAGGTTAGCCAGCTTCGACCCGACCAGGCCGGAGCACAGAATGCCGGCGATATAGGACACGATAAAATAAGCAAGTCGGCGTGCTGCGCCTAGGTCGGCTGCAGTGGCGATATAAAATACCGCCCCTGCAAATGCGCCAAAAACCACACCGTAATCGGTCCCGGTTAGCAGTCCATAAACGCTGGCGCCCGCCAGGGTGCCACCGGCTAACCCCGTGCCGGAAATTGGATCGGACATTGGTCCCCCTCAGTGCTGTGAATCCTCTCAATATGAGGGGAAAGAAGGCCGCTGTGCGGCTGGGTATCACTCTGTCAAAGGCCATCGGAATGACCTTTTGCACAGTGTTATTTACTGGATTTAATCAGGGGCCAGAGCAGCGCAATCACCCCGGTCACGAGCACGCCATCAGCAAGGATGGACATCATTTTGCTGGTGAAGTCGATAGCCACCACCAGGAATAAAAGCACCCCTGCGGCGGCCCAGCG